ATACTCTACTCATCATACCATCTAAATGAGCTTCTTTTAAATCACCATTTTCATCTTCATATTTTACAACTACTTTACGAGGTCTTTTAATATGTAAGAATACAAAAGGAAAAGTTAAACAACCCTCTTGCATCATTACTTGTTCTTCACTACTTGTTAATATCATAGGATTAAAACAAGTCATTTTTAAACCATTTTCTATTTGTAGATGTCCACCCATAACAAACATATTAAAAGGCAAACCTACTTGATTAGCAGATAAACCTATACCGCCATATTTTTTCATAGCGTCAAACATTTTATCTGATAGTTCTTTTCTATCTTTAAATCCTTCTTCTTTTAACATATCTTCCTGAAACGGTGCTATGGCCGTTTGTACTCTCGGATCTGTTGGTGGTATTAATTTCAATTCTTTCATAATTATCTCCTATGTTTGTTGTAGTCTTGTAAAGTTTTTGTATTTTTCAAATTTAACTATGTCTGTAAATTTATCAAATAATATATCTCCTTTGTGTGATATAATAAAGATGTTTTCTTTTGTCATAGTTTTTATAATTTTAAAGAAGTCATCTGTGCCTTGGCCATCTAAACTACTATCAAAGATTTCATCTAATACAAGTAAGTTTGTGTTTACACTATTTTTCATCTTAGCAATTTGTCGCCAAGTAAATAGTAAAGCAAGGTCTATTCTCATCTTCTCACCCTCACTAAAGTTATTGTAGTTAAATGTATCTCTAAATCTACTTTTTACTGTTTCGTTAAATTCTTCATCTAAATGAAACGATATAAAAAAGTCCATTGATTGTAGATATTGATTAATTAAAGTATTCATAATTGGTACATACTTTTTAATTATTTGAGATTTAGCTCCTTTGTCATTTAATATTTCTCTTAATATATCTACATAACCTTTTTTTTCTATAATCTTATCTCTTTCAATTTTAGTATTTTCTAAATCAACCTTTAGTTGTTCTAGTTGAGATTCTATCTCTCTACCATCTGTTTGTTTATTTTCTAAAGATTTAATTTCTTCATGTATATTATTTGAATACTTATTTAATTCTTCTATTGACGTTTGTAGTTTAGATACTTCTACATTCATTTCATACATTTTATTAGACATTTTTTCCATGGCCGTAATTAGTTCTTCTTGTCTGGCAATCTCTTCCATTAGTTTTTTCATACCATCATTTAAACTAACTAATTTACCTTTTTCATGTTCTATTTTTTCACCTTTAAAATCTGGTTCTAATGGTTGTGTACAAGTAGGACAGTTATCGTTTTCTTCAAAAAACTCTAAATTCTTTTTATGTGTAGATAGATTTTGTTCTATCTTAGCCTCTAGTTTAGATAGTTTACTTAACTTAGCCTGCTCTTTGTCTTTATACTTTACCTTATCCTGATATGATTCTAGTTCTATATTGATTTCTTCTATCTTTTTATGATATTGATAGTTGGCTTCTGTATTCTTATCTAATGTCTTCCTTTTACCATCTAGGTCGTTCAGGTTAAGGTCGGAGAGCGCCTTGTAGTGCTTTAATTCTGTTTCATACTTGGATTCTATAAGATCACATTTATGGCGTAATTCTGTTACATTTCTAGTCAATTCTGATTGCTGTGGTCTTAATATTAAATCCATAAGGCCAAACACTCTTATGTCTAATATTTCTTCTACCACTTCTCGTCTGTACCTTGGTTTCATCTTCATAAACGGCTCATAAGATGATGAACCTAATAATACAACTTGTAAAAATGATCTATAGTTTAATCTCATTATATTGTTTTCTAAATATTTTTGATAGTCAATATTAGAGGCGTCTTGGTTTATCAACTGGCCGTCTTGGTAGATTTCAAATATATTTGGTTTGATACCTCTTATAATCTTATATTTTTTTGTACCCACATCAAACTCTACAACTATTTCACAGTCACCGTTATTTACTGTGTTGACCATTTGTTCTTTTTTAATAATTCTAAATGGTTTGTTGAATAATACAAAACATAAGGCGTCTAATAAAGTTGATTTACCAGAACCATTACTACCTACAATCAAAGTAGTATTTGATTTGTTTAATGATATTTCTATTGGAGTATTACCAGTAGATAAAAAGTTTTTATATTTTATTTTCTTAAAAGTAATCACGTGGTAATTTATCTTTGTTTATAATTCTTAAATTGCCTGACACACTTATTCTAGTTACTTTAGATTTAAATGGACAGACCCAATGTTGTAATAAAGCAGGAAACATAAACATATCTCCTGTTTCTGGTTTAATTGCTGTGCCTGTAGTTGACCAACGAGGTCGTGCTTGTTGAGTAAACTCAAACATTAATGAACCTGGTTTTGCTGATGTGCCTTTATATTCTTCTTGTTCTTTTTTGAGTTGTTTAGGTACATCTAAAAATAATACAAATGAATAGTCTCCTCCGTGTGTGTGAACAGGATTAAAGTCGCCAGCTTCCATATAATTGACCCATAAATCATCTGCTCTTAAATCTACATTTAATTCTTCTATACCGTGAAACTTACAATGGCCATTTCTATATGCTTGTATGATAGGGTGTATCTCATTATAAAACCATTGTTGTACGTTTTCCGGATATAAAAATTGATTATCTAAATGACCAGCTAAAGCATGATTATAAGTTTCTTTTGCTTTTTTACCTTCAGTTTTTAACTTCTTAATAATATAATCAGGTACCTTTGTTTTCATAACATAAGGACCCCAATTCATATGGGTTGATTTTACATTTGTTATTTTACTCACTCACTAGCCTCCACATAAAGTTCTTTAGCAAACTCTTTAAGTTTGTGTTTATCTAAATCTGTATCTACCTGATCAATGTAGTTTCTTAAAAAGGTTAATGTATCTTCACCTTGTTCTAATATGTCTTCTCGTACTGTTGATTTAATATCACTTGGATCCTCAACAATAACTAGTTCGTGTACATTAATATCATTATAAAATTTTTCAATTAGTTTACCATACATTTCTTCTTTTGTTTTTTGAGATACAATTAATTTAACAAAACAGTTATCATAGTTTTCAAGTCTTTGATGTGTATAGTCATATTTGATATCATCATATACAAACTTTTTAAATATTTTATTTGGATTTTCAACTCTTTCTATTTCTCTTGTAGCTGTATCAAAGATATGAAAACCTTTAGGACATTTATAATCTGACCACATAATTTCATATTGTGTTCCTAGATAATAGATATGGCCATCATCTGATTTTTTATGAAAGTGACCTGATAATACTTTTTCAAATCTTCTAAATTGATTTCTTTCTAAACCGTGTTCATTCATATGACCGCCGTGCATTTCAAATCCTTTTATTTCTAAATGACCAAAACATATATCTGCATTTGAGTGATCTATGGCGTGTATTGATTCTTCATAGTTATCATCACATATCCAAGGAAGAAATTGTATTTTGGTACCATCAAATTCTACTTCACGTGGTCTAGTATAAATTGAAGGCCTAACTGCTAGATTTAAATTTTCCATAGCATTAACTTCATTTGTGTTTTTATAATAAGTGTCGTGGTTACCTATAATAATATGAGTATCAATATTTAAATCAGCCAATCTATCCCAAAACTTAACTCTAAAATTATGAGCTGTGTTATGATTGATAAACTTTCTTCTATCAACAACATCACCAAGGTGTACAAGTGTTGTTATATTATTTTCTATTATATATGGAAAAAAGACCTCATCATAGAATTTGTTTTGATACTCCATAAATGCTGGAGAGTCATTTCTACATCCAAAATGGGTATCGTTTAGTAAAGCAAGTTTCATAATTAAGCAAAGAATTTAGTTGTTGTTACTTTTTTCTTTTTTTTCTTAACTGGTGTTTTATCTTTTTTAGTAGGTTCTTCAATTCTCATATTCTTTTGTAAAAATTCTTTAAACTGATTTTTAAATTCTCCATCTTCGCCTGGTTGAAGTGCTACATCATCATAGTTATTATCCATAATTAACTTATGTTTGATTGTTACCTGTTTCTTTTCTTTTTGTATTCTTCTAATAAAGGCAAAGTAAATAATTTGAGTAAAGTAAGCAAATGGGTTACTTGACTTGGCTGGGTTAAAATTGTCCAAATATTGTAAACAATTTTCTATACCATCAGAAATCATATCATCTCTAAATGTGTAATTAATAAAATTTGGTCTGTATGATAAGTGATTTGCTATTTTTAAAAAACAACTACCAATGTAGTCTGATACTAATGGCTTTTCTTTTTTTTGTTTTATAGCTGTATCAACGGCTTTCTTGTAGGCTTTCATAGCCTCTAAAAATTCAGCATTATTAACATAATGTTCTGGTTTCTTTTTTGTTCTAGTCATAATATATAATATACTCTATTTTATTTAAAATGTCAATGTTTTAACATATTAATTTTTAATTAATTCTACTACTACAGCTTCTGCCTTACCATAGTTTTCATAATTTTCTCTATAGTGTTTCCATATTTTTTTTTCTAAAGTCTTTTGAGTGCCATAGTATGTGTAAGATAACTCACAGTATTTCATAGGTTTTTCACTATTGTATGTTACTTTAATTCGCCATTCACTTTTCATAATCAGCATTGACATTTGATTAAATTTGTATATAATGGAGCGTGTAGCGAGGTAAGTTGAGAAAGCTCCAGCTTAGTGTAGTGTTCCATTACCTTCATCTTCATAATCATTAAACTCATCAAATATTTCATTTACTTTTTCATTATCATCTTTAGAGAACATACTTCTTTTATAATCACTGTCTTTTCTTGGAGCTTCAAGTTTTTGATAATCATTTGACATATGTTCAAAACTTTTTGACATTTCGGAACTGGCATTTGTGATTGTCATTATCTTTTTTATTGGAATAGTTATAATCTCATCATTGGTATAGGCCGCCCATTTGATTAATGCCACATAATCTTTAAAACCTTGTGGTGTTAATTGAGGTACATACTTAATTAATAATGGTTTTACTAATCTAATAAGGCCTGTCTTTTCATCTAATTGTTCTTTAGGAAAAGCACAAACAATATCGTCACCATTATCAAGTTTAATAACTTTTACTGCTACTGTTGGTTGATGCATCTTACTTTAACTCCACGTTATGGATTTCATAATTAAAATCTTCTTCATTGTAAATATTTATCCTTTCTCTAAAATGAGCCAAAGTGTAATTCTCTTTTTCGTTGTAAGTTAAATCATCAGCAATATCATATAAAGTTGCCGAAGAATTATTATCTTTTAACCTAAGGCCACGACCAATAGATTGTAAATTTCTAATACGAGATTTGCTAGGGGAACTGAAAATAATGTTGTGAAGATTCCTAATATTAACCCCAGTGGAAAAGACACCATAGCTAGCAATAATGATAGCGTTATCGGACTTCTCCGTAATAGCTCTAATATCTTCTCTAACATCAGCATCTACACCTCCGTGTACATAAAACACTTTTTTATCTAGTGCTTTATCTTCTATTAACTCTTTAAGAATCTCACCGTGTTTTTCAACATATTGAAATAAGCATAAAGAATTGCCTTGTAAAGAAAGACAAAGATTCCTGATATATTTATTTCTTTTTTCATTAGAAACCAAATAATCCATTTCTTCCTGATATGTTTTATCTTTTAGAAAATGTCTAGCATCCTTATCATGTTGTAGTATTAAACAGAATATTTTTAAATCGGCCAATTGGTTCTTTTCTTGTAATTCACTTGTAGATACGACTTTATTTACAGTACCAAATAGGCCTTCTAATACTAACTTATGTGTTTTAGTACCATCTAAAGTGCCTGTAAGACCTATTCTATATTTACACTTATCTAATTTGGTCATTATTTTTGTTAGTGAAACCGCTTTAAACAAGTGAGCTTCATCACCAATAACTGTACCATAATCTGAAAACCATTTTTTAGGCATATTATATACTGATTGCCAAGTAGTAATTACAACTCTTTTATTTGTTTCTTTTTCGTGTCCAGAATATATCTTGTGTACATTTCTTTCACTATTATAAGCATAGTCTTTAAAATCTTTAAATAACTGTTCTACTAGTGATGTGGT